TAATTTTCTATTGGTTAGATCTAATTTTAATTGACTAGTTGTAAAAAAATATTTTGGATTATTTCTATATGGATGTAAATCAATATCTAAATCATTATAATTACGATTCATTATATCAAATATATTTAATTCTGAATCAGAATTAAGGCATTTTTCAATTTCTGTTTCAATTAATCTTTGTCTAAGAATTGAAGAAAGAAGAGGTTTCCCAAATGTATAACCTGTATTTGTAAACTTATTACCATGATTTGTTGATACATGTGTATCTTCTAATATTTTAATATATGGTTCTGCATTCGTCATTGATTCTATATGAATTCCAAAATATGGATTAGCTGCAATAGTGTGACCTTGTAAACTAATATCCATATAATAATCAGAATCAAATAAAGTATCTATAAATTGATTAAATGATTTTTTTGATAAGGCATTCAAATATTTTGCTTGTGATTTTAAATTTAATTCCTTGCTATGAGGACTTGCATTTATTGGATTCTCATCATAATTAACTTGTAATGATGCATTAATAATTCCAAACCCAAATTCATTTAAACCTTCTGTCCAATTAGTATAATAATCTCTCATATATGCAACTTCTACACCTTTTATTAATTCATGGATAATCTCTATTTTTGGTTTATAATTTCTATCTCTATTTTTTGAGATAATAACTGTATTGTCTTTTGGATTTTTTAAATAAACTATTATACACATTTTATATATATTATTGATGAGATTTTATTGATGAGATTTTTTTATTTTAAAATAAATTTTATAATTTATTGAAATTAGATTTATTTTGCTCATTCAAAAATGGTTTTTGAACGATGGTCAACAATAAAAATCTTATAGTATAAATTTATATCTTAGGTAAATTTATAATACAATATATGCCTAGTACCAATTCAAAAGAAACAACTACTCTTGGTAGAAAAAAAAATACTATAACCAATGATAAAAATTGCTCAAAAAAAAGAGCCACTTCTAAAAAACCTTCTAAAAGAAATCAATCTAAAAAACCTTCTAAAAAACCATCTAAAAAACCATCTAAAAAACCTTCTAAAAAACCATCTAAAAATCCATCTAAAAATCCATCTAAAAATCCATCTAAAAATCCATCTAAAAATCCATCTAAAAAACCATCGAAAAATAAAATAAAGAAAACAAATTTACCAAAAAAAACTAAAGAAATTAATTCAAAGGAATTAAGCAAAAAACTAAAAAGTCAACTAAAAATCAATAATAATTTATAAATTCGGATTTTTTAGTATAATTATTAAATATTTATAAAGGTTTTATAAGTTATATCATTATTTGGATTTTTATCATTGTCAGATACAACAGGTATATAAGAAAGAATATTATATTTATTATTATTTTTTTTATGAGTTTTATAATATGTTAAAATTATACATAATACAATCATAAATAAATTTATGATATCACTAATAATATCACCATAATTAGAATTATAAATATCATATATTAATTTTGTTATGATACTAAATAACCAAATATACCACATATATTGATTAAATACTAATATTTCACAATCATAAATTAGTGCATATATAGTTGGTAAATAACTAATTAAATTAGTAATATTACTTAAAATAAGAAAGATTTCCAACATTTAATTTATTATTATAATCAATATTATATTTTTAAGATACTTTAATTATTTTATACTATCATTTAATGTTCTTTCCGGATATAAATAATATTTATTTCTAATTTATTTCTAAACTCAGATAATTTATGTTTATGTTTAACTTACACATAAACATAAACATAAATTGAATATACTAATTCATTGACTCCAATTTAGAATATAAATGAAAAACATTATATTAATTTTTTATTTTGGTATTGTTTCTTTATTTAATACCACTCTAATTACTCCTTTTTTGTTATTTCCTAACATAATATCTAATAAAATATTTTTGGTCCATATTAATAGTTTTTTACTCGGTTTAGTATTTGTTCTAAAATTTTTTTATAAAATAAAAATCATGATTGAAAATGACAGTATAATTAATACTTTTCAAAATAAAAAAAACATAATATTATCTAATCATCTGTCAGAATTTGATTATATGTTTATTTATAACATAATAAGTATGTCAGAAAAATTTAGTTTTACGAAAAATATTATTAGAATGATTATGACGAAAACAGTTTATAAAATGTTACCAGGTATTGGAATGGCAAGTATATTTTTAGGATCTATTTCTATAAATCATATAAACAAAAATTTAACACTAGATAATCTTAAAAAATTAAAAATAAATAATAATGATATCCTCATTATGTTTTGCGAAGGTGACATACAATACGAAAAAACTTTAATTAAATCAATCGAATATGCAAAAAAACTTGAACAAAAACCAACTAAGAATATAATATTTCCAAAAACAACTGGATTTGAAATAATTCGTTCTAATAATCCTATTGATGAAATAATATATATTACATTATATTATTCTGATATAAAAATACCCATATGTAAACCAATTAGATTATTAACATCTGATATTCCAAAAGAAATATATATCTCTTTTGACAAAAAAAATATTGCTGCTACAAATAATATTGGACAAGATATAATAGATATTTATAGATCAATAGATGATAAAATAGATATATTATCGTCTGACACATATAAACATAAAAAAAATAATTTCAAACATTATGATATAACCATATCAGAGATGTTATCATTTTTTTCACAAATGTTTTTATTAGGTTTAAGTATATATATGATACTAATGTATCGATATTTTATCTTATATAATATATTGCTAATATCATTATATTATTTCTATGTTTGGAAATATTTATAAATTTTATTTGAGCTCTTCAAAAAATATAAAGAAACTAATAATATTTAATATTATCAAAATGCTATTAAATATAAAAGGTAAACAATATGATTTAACTAATTTTAATCATCCAGGAGGTACTGAAATATTAGAATTAAGTAAAAATGAACCAGATTGTACTGCGCTATTTGAATCTTATCATGCATTTTGTGATATGGAAAAAATAAAAAAACAAATGAAGATATATGAGGTAAAAGATTCTAAATATGATGAAATGTTTTCATTTGAAAATGATGGATTTTATAATATAGTGAAACAAAAAGTTATATCATATTTTGAATCAAAAATGAATAAAAAAATACAACGTAATGATATAAAAGCAAATTTAAACTGGATATTAGTATCATTATGTCAAGTTATATTATTTATATATGCTCAATATCAACTATTATTTAGTACATTTTTTTTATCTAGAATCATATTTGGATTTATTAGTGGTTTTATATTAGTAGGTATTGGATTTAATGTATTGCATGACTCTTCTCATTATGCTTTATCTGTTAAACCAATAATTAATAATTTATTTTCTTATATAACACAATCTATTGTATTCTGGAATCATATTTTATGGTCTTATCATCATATTATTAGACATCATCAATATACTGGAATGCTTGAATATGATCCAGATATGCGACATTCTATGCCATTTTTACGTAAATCTAGTCAATTCCAAATAAAACCATTAACATTTAGTAAAAAATTTTTAATTATCAAATTATTATTATTTAATTGTATATTTCCTGGTTCATTTATAGGACAGGCCTTATCGTATCATATTGTGTGGATAAGAAAAGGTAAGATATGGAAAATGAAATTACCTGATTTATATTCATTTATCAATAGTATTGGACAATATTTTATAAGTATTTCATTTTTAAGTTTGATGATATATTATGCAGGATTTTATACTTTATTCCATTTAATAGGAATGAATATTATGTATTTTTTTTCTATTGCTCCTGATCATGATTTATTTTCATCACACTTGGAAACAGAAAATTTTGATAAAAATAAAAAAATGGATTGGGGCGAACAACAAGTACGTGCATCTGCTAATTTTTGTACTAAATCATTATTTATAACTCGTTTTGCAGGTGGTATAAATTATCAAATAGAACATCATTTATTTCCATCATTAAATAATGTATATTTATCAGAAATTGCTCCTATAGTTAAACAATCATGTCAAGAGTTTAATATTCCTTATAATTCAATTGAAAATCCAAAAGATGTATTTAATGAACTTTGTAAAACATATTTAGATGCTTATAAAAATTATTAATTGATATAAGTACAGATATTTTTATATCAAGTGCCTAATAAAAATATTTAGTATTAAAATTTATATTAAACAAATTAACAAAATTATTTAATGTTATTTTCTATCAATCATTTTCTTATATGATTGTATAGAAAAAATGAATATTTTTATACAAACTTATAGTACAACAGGCGTTCGACCACATAATGAAGATGCAATGGATCTTATAAATAATTTGGATAAATCAAATAATAATTTAATACCTATTTTATATGCTGGAGTATTCGATGGTCATGGTGGTGGTGATATTTCTAAAACATTAGTTGATGATAAAAAAATAAATATTAGTAAATATTTTTGTAGTTTATCTTCGCCAATTGCTACAAAATTATCTGCTTCTAAAACATTTAATTCTAAATTCATTGCCCCTCTATTCAATCGAATACAAACAAAATTAAAAAATTATTATATTAAATCAAATACAATGGGATCAACTGCACTTATCTCCCTAATATATCCCAAATCTGAAAATTCTGATAAACTTAATCTTAAAATTATTAATTTAGGTGATTCTAGAGCAACTCTATGTAATAATTATAATATTGCTCAACAATTATCGTTGGATCATAAACCACATCTATTTTGTGAAAAAAGTCGTATTTGTCAAATGGGCGGAAATATAGAAATGTCTGAAGGAGATGATCCACGTATAAATGGTATGAGTGTTAGTCGATCTTTTGGTGATTTAGATAATAGATATATTTCTCAAGAGCCGGATATTTTCGATTATACATTAACTAATGAAAAATTTATTATTATGGGTTGTGATGGTGTATGGGATGTTTTAAATAATCAAGATGCTGTAGATTTTGTGTTAGATAAATATGCAGAACTTAAATCAGCAAATCGTAATCTGACAAATCTAAAAGGTAAATCAGATAATAATTTAGCTCAGAAATTAGCAGATTATGCTATTTTAAAAAAATCAGCAGATAATATATCAATTACCATCATCTTCTTCTCTGATAATATGGATTAAAATTTGGAGATTTTATACATCTAAATATAAAATTTCTGTATCTAACTCAGATGTTAATTGTTTTAATGTCTGTTCTACAAGATCTCTATCATTGTAAAACATTAAAATTAATTCATCATATAGTTCTTTTATTTTTTTGGTAGTTTCTTTATCTGGTCTTATTATATTTCCATCTACATCTTCATCTTCTAGATTTGAATTTTTTAGAAAACCTATTACAGAACCTAGTATTTCTATCTCTCTTTTTGATAGATGTTTTGTCTGTTTATATTTAATAACTAATTGTTGTAAATCATAAAGACGATTTGTTATTAAATCTGCTATTATTTGTTTTTTTTGTTGAACAATCATTTTTGTTTCATCAAAAATAGATCCATAATTTGATTTTCCCCCGAAAATATGAATGTTTACATTCATATTTTTTAGGGCGCCTTCTTGGAAAATCGAAGATTTTCCAAAGGGGAAATTATTAATCAATATATTGTTATATTCTGGAAGTCTCTCATTAAGATGTATTAATTTAACCAGATTAAAAAAAGCTCTATTTTTAGATTTAAGAACATTTAAAATCTCTTCTTCAGTTAATCTATTAAAGTCTTCTTCTCCAAAACTAACCATTTTAATATTTATATTTTGTTGATTTTGAATTATTTGACCATTATTTGTATTTGTTGTATTATTTGTTGTATTATTTGTATTTGATATATTAGATGGATTTGAGATTATTAATTTATTTTTCTTTTTCATAGTTAAACTTAGTTGTTTATTGAGATTATTATTTTGTTCTGTCAATAAATTTACTTTTTCTTTTAATTTGTCATAAGTATCATCTAAATTATTTTTTATTTTACATCTTGTTTTTTGATGTTTAGTTAAATTATCCTTTCTTGCAAAATATTTATTGCAAAATTCACAAATAATAGAAGATTCATTGTTTAAATTTTTGGCGTTATTTGGCGGTATTTTGGCGTTATTTGGCGGTATTTTGGCGTTATTTGGCGGTAAATTTTGGGTAATGTTAAAATTATTATTTTCATCTAAAATACTTTCTAAATTTTTTACACATGAAAATTTACGTCTCAAATGACTTTCATAATGTGATTTTTGGTTAAATTCTTTATTACACTTATTACATGTATATATCATTCTAATTTTATTATTTTTTATAGTATTATATATTAATATACTATAATATTTTTATGATTAATTCACACCTAAAAAATTACCTAAAAAATTTTTAACAAAAAATAAATTATAAAAGACGAGTACCTAAAAAATTTACCTAAAAAATTTTTTAGGTAAATTTTTCGGGGGGGGGGAATTTTTTTTTGAGAAACTATATTTTTAACCTGTTTTGCTCCTACAATTTTTATATTTAGATATCTAAATATAAAATTTCTGTATCGAAACCTTATGATAAATAAATTAATATATGATTTATAAAGATCTATTTTACAGTTAACTGTTAAAAAATTAATTTGGATTTATTGGATTTATTATTTTTTTTATCAAACTCAGAATTAGTAGTAAGTTCAATAGAATTTAGGAAATTTAAGTATTCTATATTTGATTTTGTTATTTTTTCTCTTTGTATATGAGATATATGTGATTGGTGATTTAAATTATTATTTGCATAATTTCCTGATTTAAAACCAATTGGTCCAGACAATAATATAATAATATTATTTATATTATTATAATTATTAATAATATGTGTGTCAATATCAAATTCATCTGTCATTTATAATTATAAAATTTAAATAAAATATACCATAATCTAATGCCAAATTTTATTTTATTCATTTTTTTGAAATTATTTAATAAATTCAAAAAAAATTGTTGATATAAATTGTTGATTTAAAGAATAAAATAACATTTGTTAGATATTAAATAACATTCACATAAAATGAACACTTATTCAAAAAAATTAAATAGCGATACTATTCATTTTGATCTATCAGATTCAGATGTTTCAGATGATGATAATTTAAATTATGATTTTAAAACAGATTCAAAACTTTTAGATGAATTAGATCTTCAATATTACCCAGAACCATATAATACATTAGGTCAATTTATGGTAACTGCTATTTCTGGAGCAGCAAGTTCGTATATCTTATTAAGTAGAGCAAAAATTAATCGTAAATATGTTGATCATTTGAATGCTTATTTTTCTTATTGCAAAAAAGCAGAATCAGATGAATATATTGAATCAATTTTGACAGCATTAAAATTAGATAGATCAAATGAAGAAGATCATATTAAATTCGAAATAATTTTAGACAAAATTAATAATGTATGTAATCAATTAATGGATGAATTAATTGAATCAACAGTTGATAAATATTCTAAATATATTCTAGCATCGGACGAAGATTTTTCAATAGAGTCATTTAATGCAGATATTTTAAGAGATATTATTAGTTTAATTAAATTCAGTAAAATAGTTGATTTGATATAAAGTTAGAATATGATTGACTCAATATTAAATTCTGAACATTTTTTAATGATCATTTGATTATAAAAATTTGTTCCACATACAAATACAATAGTATTTAATTTATCAAATGATTTTAAAATTAAATCAATTTTATCTAAATTTAATTTATTTGATTCAGAACTAAAATATGCATGTTTATATAATTTTGAATGTTTTAACTTATCAAATAAATATGATTGATCAGGAGATTTATAACTAGAATATAAATGAATTGTGTATTTAGTTTGATTTGATAAATTTTGAATCATTGAATAAAAAGGTGTAATACCAGTACCACATGAAAACATCAAAATATTTGTTTTATTAATTGGGATTGAATTTGAATAAAATAAATCTTCGGATTCTACATAATATTTAGTTCCAAATGGACATTTAAAATATATTACTGAATTTGTTAAATAATTTTGTGTGATTTTTTGTGATATATTTCCATTTGTATAAGATTTTATTAAGAATTCAATTTCATTCGTATTAAAATCTATATTAATTGGTGTATATGGTCTTTTTTCAATGTTATAATACAAATTAATATATTGTCCAGGTTTAAAATCCAATTTATTAGCACTTTTTATTTTTATCAAATAATGATCAGATGATATTAATTTATTTGATACAATAATATCATTTGACTCTGATCTATCTGATTTTTCGAATAAGGTATTTCTAAATAATAAATAAATAATGGAAGCAATAAAAAAGTATATTGGATATTTTAACAAATGATACAAAGAAAAAACACAAAACCACATATAATATTTATTTATTTTGCAAATGATTCTAAAATAATACAAAATAAAGCCTATCAAAATATAAAAATATAATAAATAATCAAAACAATTAATAATATACACAGATAACAATGATAATCCATATAATATATGATATAATTTTGCACTAATTATATTTTTTCTTACTAAGGTCATTAAAAATGCTGCAAATTGTATTGGGAAAATTAAATATAATAAATTATATGGTAATTCTAAAAATAAACATCCAAATGTAGCCATTAATTGAGCATGAGTATAAAATATCTTAATATATTTTTGTATATTTGGATCGAGACCTGTCCAATATGGCATTGTACTAGTCGTCGTTTCTTTTGAGTTTGATTTCAGATTTTTACTAAATATATCTGCTAAATACATTGTAATAAATACAATACCTAATCTCATAATATCTATTAGATGGTTTTTCCCACAGAAATATATTAAATTCATTATAATTATTGATCTTAATGCGAATATAGATGAATGTGCTCTAAATTCTTGCCATATCATTGGTAATATACCAGTTCTAGATTTTGGAACTAAAAACTGAAAACTTGTTAAACTAAGTAATCCATGTATCCATGATAAAACCATTAAACTAAAATTCACACTACGATAATGTATTTCTCCAATAAAACCACTCAAATAAAAATCAATAAACAAATGTGTAAAATTTATCAATGCAATTGTTCCACATATTTTATGAATATTAAATTTATCTTCATGAGTAAATAATTTTGATATTTTTGTTTGATTATATGATAATTTTGATTCTTGTTTATATCTTGGATCTGATTTTTCTAATATTTCTGACTTAAAATTACCCAATAATGATATCGCATATGATGAATGACCAGAGTTATTAAATTCTGTGGTAAGATCCGAATTATTTACAAATAATTCGGACCCACCTGGATGTTCTTTAATAAATTCTGTAATATCATAAATTTTATTTGCTAATATTATTTGCATATAAATTTTATATATTATATACAAATAAAAAATTGAAAGTATTGAAACATAAAAAAATGAAAATTATAATTATTAGTTAGTTTTGTTAGTTATATAACTAACTAATAATACAACTTATATAATGTTTACACAAGAAGATATTTTAAATAATGAATTTTTTTTGGTATTTAAATGTGTATATTATGAAGATGGTATTTATCCAGAATATATTTTTAGTGGTGCATTCGTAAATTATGATGATGCTGAAAATCATTTGAGATCAATTAATAATGGATATTATAAAGCTAGTAACAAAATGTTTAAACAGAAAATTGATTTTACATCTGATACCGAGAAATTATTTTGGAACCAAGAACACGATGCTTGGACAGATAAAGGATGTTTTATGTCTGTAAGATTGAATGATATGTTAAATTATCTAAATGCGTAAATGATTTATTTGATGTTTTTATTTAATGATTTATCTAATGATTAAATAAGATTAATGCAGATATTTTCAATAAAATTGCCATACCTAAACTTGTATGTGCTAAATACAATGGTATATAATATGAATGTTAAGAAAAGTCCGGTAAAATCCGGACATTTTACATAATATCTCCCAGAAGGTTTTATTTGAGCTGTACCAATCCTAAAATACAACTTATACAAAATAAACATGAGGCGTATATACCTAGATACGATGATGTAATATTTTCTTCAGTATTTGATATCATAAAATTTCCAATAAATAAAATTAAACCAACACCAAGGATACCAAAGCCATAAAAACATCTAATGCCTAAAATACCCAAGTCAACAATATTAGCAGATCCGCCCATTTTATTCTATAATTTAGTTATAGAATAAAATTATAAGACTAGGTGCAAATCTCAGATACTTACCTATTATGAAAAATTGAAAAACAATTAATCTTATTATATCACATATAATATAATAAGATTAATTGATAATAAATGAATTTGGAACAAAACCATCAAATCCAACCAAATATCCAACCA